CCACAAGATAAAATACGATACCCGATTTAAATCAAAGACAACTTCATGGACAGTCATCTCTTGACACTCGAAGGATCGCATAAGCTCGTACCATATGTGATGACGGAGATTCTCCGCAAAGAGTTCGACGCTGCGTCGGCTCTAGCTGGATCTCCGACTGTCTTTTCCCCGGTCCGGATAACCGACATCCCCTCTCTAGAACAAAAGAGAGAGTGGGTGTCACGTCCTCGGAACCGTGGGACTCCTGTTATGGAAAAGGAGTTTCACAGGTTGGAAATTCTTACTGCCGTTCAATGGGCAGAAGGCGTGTGGCGTGCCTGGTATTTGGCACTAACCGCACGAAGGAGGCCGGATCATGCAATGGAAGATGATCCCGCCAGCTCGGTGATGCGGAAATTGGCTGAAGGCTACCTTTTGAACGAGAAATTTGCTGTCAAGTACGTCAAGGAACAGACGACTTGGTTAACAGCAAAGGCTCTCGGTCAGTTGGATGAAGAGCTGCCAATTGTCCACAACTTCGATGGGTCGGAGTTGCCCCTCAGAGAACGAGGCATCCTGGGAGGAGGTTGGGTCTATTCGAGATGTCGGACCATGATCAGGTTCGCGCTGAATGAGACTCAGACCGTGAAAACGATGCAGCATCATATTGGGCATGCACTGGATGTGCTCATGTCGAAGCTGGGTCGTCCTCCCGTGACAGGAAGTTTCGTGAAAGGCACGATGGACGGATATAAGACTGATATGACGGATATTGGGAATCGCTTTAAAACGGCGACTACTCAGTCTCTGAAGGACGGTTTTGTACTCCGCGAGCGTCTGAAAGTGCGGATACAAGAAATCTGCCATCATATGTTCAAAGGTCGACGCTTTGTGACTCGTGATTGTATTCCGAGTCTAAATGCTACGTTCGAGACCAATCGTGCGTGGGGAGGCTGTCTTGGTGGCTTAATGGAAAGCTGGGCCGCAGAGAGATTTGGAACTGACAACAAGCCGTTGCAGATAAGAGCTTCGCTCCGTACTAAATACGGAATAAGCGGACCTATCTGGTCAACAGACAACATAGAAGCCATTGACTCGCAAGAGACGGTGGTCCCTGTGGTGGTGTCAGAGCCGGGCTCGGGAGTCAAGAGGAAGGTTTCGGTCCCTGTCAAAGGACTAGACTATCTTCAAGACTTCCAAGCCTTTATCGATCTGCGCGTTCTTGGAACCGTTGAGGAAGGGAAGATTCACGTGAAACCCTTCGGCATCAAGGAGCCGGACAAAGTACGCGTCATTACGATGGAAGAAGAGGCCATTTCGTATCGCTGTCTGGAGATCCAGAAGTTCTTACACCCGATTGTGAAATCTTACGCTCCGTTTACGTTTATTGGGAAACCGATTGACGAAGGGGGGTGGGATCTGCATTTTGGTGGAAAAGTTCTCAAGGAGGACGAACTGTACCAGAGCGGTGATTACGAAGGTGCCACGAATAATATTAACCCGATATTATGTGAGCACACTTGGGACTGTATCTGTTCGGAAGTAGAAGCTCCAGCTGGGCCAGATCTGCCCGCAGGAGTTGAGACTGATGAAGAGGTCATGCCCGGGTCAGGCAAGCTTCTGTCGACTGTGTGGTGGAAGGTCGGTCGGATGGATCTTACAGGTCACATATTCCATTTCGGGGCTGAGGCGGCGAATCAGGTTTGGGGTCAGTTGATGGGGAGCCCAACAAGCTTTCCAATCCTCTGTATCATAAATCTTGCTGCGAGCAGCCTTGGATTAGGGATGACAGTTGAGGAAATCTTCGCGGAGGATTGTCCGATTCTGGTAAATGGTGACGACCTTGCGGCTATCTGTAGAAGGAGCCGCTATCCGATCTGGGCGAGATATGTCTCGGCGGCGGGTCTCAAACCGTCGCTTGGGAAGAACTATCTATCGCCGTACTTCCTGATCATGAACTCTGAGTGCCGGGTAGTGCGTATCGTCGAGTATGGTCCTCGGACTATTGACGGTGTGCCCGCTTTGCGCTTACCGACTTGGAAACTCGTCGGCTTCCTCAATCAATCCCTGCTGAGGGGTTTTGAGAAGAAGGGTATTGATGCCGGGAAAGACCTGAAACCAACAATGGGCTGGTGGCAGCTCGGCGCGCGTGCACGAGAGCTCGTTGAGGGCGTCTCGAAGAGTGTAGCCAAGAGGTGGCTTAAGATGTTCGTGTTGTACCACCACGAAGTACTTGAGCAAGTTCCCGCGGGTGTGTCCTGGACAGCATCCGAGGCTCTTGGTGGAGTCGGTCTTCCTGATCCTGAAGACCGTGAGATCCCTGAAAGGGAACTCAAGTTCCATGCTTTCGTCGCTTGTCTGGACGAGAGCAAAAGGGCAAAACTCCTCCGTTATCCCAAGCTGGTGCAGAAGTCCTGGATGGACGAGGCATTAGCGGACAGCGAGAAATACTACTCTGACTTCTTCCCATCTCATTACGAGGAACGTGATCGTATGGATCTCGTTTTGGAGAATTGGGGATTCCCAGTCACACGCGAAAAGAGTGATCTTGGTTCATCACTTCGTCTGGCGTTCGTCCTTGATCGCTGGGTGCAGAAATGGACTAGGTTCACCGTCGGGCAACGAACCTCCTGTTGGATGAAGGAAGGGACCCGAAATCGGACAGCAAATTCTTGTGAGGAGATCGGTACTGGGACGCCTAATAAGCGTTTCTTCCAGCAGGTCTTCGTCCTAAGACAGAATTTGATGAGGGCATGTCGTAAAGCTCAGTCAACAAGTGTACATATTATGACTCAGCAGAAGGCGCGAACCTGGGCGCCTCCGACAGAACTCGTGATCGATTGGTCTGAAATCCTTACCCTGAGCGCCATCCGCTTTGGGTCTCCATGCCTCCATAAAGGGCGAAAGGGTCTTACGTTTAATTACGAGAGACCCCAGTCTATGTTAGCGCGCTTAGCCGCGACCAGACTTGGACTGTCATTGGAGCATCCCCCGATAAAAGAAACTGAGGACGTCGGATCTTGGGAAATCGAGGACCTTGACCGTGAAGACGGTTCCCTGCTTGGCTTGGTCGGAGACGACCAGTCGGCTAGTTCGGTGGTGGCAACACCTTCCGCGAAACCAGGGGAAACAGATTACTTGTGGCCCGGAGCAATCCGCTGTCACTATAAGGTTGATCTGTTTAAGGGCCTCCATGCAGAGACTGAACAACTCTGCAGGACTTGGGGCGGCGAAAGAGAAGGTCTATTTGAAGGCGTGGATCCTCGAACTTCACGGTTCGGGTTCCAGATCCCCCTTCACGACACTATCTGAGTCGCTTGAGCTTTGGGAGCTGAGGACGAGACAAGGTTTATGGCGAGTAGGACCCTTGTAAGTGTTTCTTAACACTTGGTAATTGTGGAGTACGAGCGATTGTCCTTCACTGGGCAATT